CACTTATCGCATTTCCAATAAAACTCATAATTTGCTCCCCATCAATACAATTGAATGAAATTTGCCATCTCTCATGTAGGCATTGGCAATTCTGCCTTCTTCAATCAAACCTAGACGCTTACCCAATTTTAATGCACTTTTGTTCCAATCACCAATAGGTGCAAGAAATTTTTTTGTGCCTCGTTTTTTCATCTTTTCCATACATTCTTCCACAAATTCCTTAGTATTTCGACATTTCAACATACAAACATGAAGTTCTTTCATTGTCGGTGTAACTGTCCTAAACATTACAAATCCATGCTCATTAACAAAATACTCATCCGACTCACAATAACCATATTGCTCTTTTACTATTCCATCAATTCTGACTGACTCCCAAACTCGGTCATTATGCATAATTGAGGTAATAAACTCCTTAGACATTGTATGCAATCGTTTCTACAATATCGCCAGCATTACATCCGACACCTAGAACCACAGAAGTGCCATTTGTAGCCGTATAATCTGCACCATTCAATAAAACACCATTGACAAATACTTGAACGTAACCCACGTTATAAGTCGCACTAAATGTCGTTTGACTTGCAGTCGCTGTAAATGATGTTCTGACATATGGAGGTTTCCAAGTTGGCACTCCACTTGCCACAGTTAATGTATAACCTGTTGTTCCTACAGTTAATTTTGACAAGGTATTTGATGCACTTGCGTACAAAATATCGCCTGTTGTATAAGAAGTCTGGGCAGTTCCACCATTAACAGCAGGCAAAGCCGTTCCTGAATAACTGATTGCTAAAGTTCCACTTGTCGTAATTGGACTACCTGAAATGCTTAAAAAACTCGGTACAGTCGCAGCTACAGACGTAACCGTTCCACCTGTTCCAGTAGCATTAATGGTTATTGCAGCAGAACCGTTATAAGTTGTTCCTGAACTAAAACTGACACCAGTTCCAGCAGTTAAACTAAATAAATTACTGCCTAAAGCAACACCTGAAATTGTGCTATTGGTTAATTGACTGTTTCCAATGCCTGATAATGTGCCACCAAGCGTTAAAGAACCACTAGAAGTAACTGTTCCTGTTAAGGTAATACCATTGACGCTTCCTGTTCCTGATACGCTTGTAACCGTTCCTTGTGGATTTGATGCTGTAGTTACGTTAGTTACTCGACCATAAGTATCGACAGTTATAACAGGTATTAAAGTAGATGATCCAGTTGTTCCAGCAGTTACAATGCCACTTGTCAGATTAACTGTAGGTATTGCAGAAGTGCCACCAATACTTAAAGTTGAGGATGTAATAGAAGTTACAGTTCCTGAACCTTTATTATTAAATGTGTTCCAGTCTGTGCTAGACAAGTATCCACTACTTGATACACCAGCTTGCGTAATGCTAACTGTAGGTGTATATCCTGAAGTTACAGAAATAGGAGATGTTCCTGAAACAGACGTTACATAGTTTAAAGATGGAATGTCAGCAGAAACTAAAGCTCTGAATGTAGGAGTTGCTGCACTACCTGTTGATGGCCCAGCAAACACAGTATTTGCCGTTTGTGTAGTCAAAGTTCCTGTTAAAGTTCCACTTGTTGTAACTGGTGAACCTGATACAGAAAATATAGATGGCAAAGACAATGCTACGCTAGTAACTGATCCACTACCTTTATTATTGAAAGTTGTCCAATCAGTCGATGTTAAATAACCATTTGCCGATGAACTCGCTGCACCCATACTGATATTAGGTGTAGTGCCACCAGATGATAAAACAGGTGAAGTAGCTGTAACAGATGTTACATAAGTACCAGATGGTTGTTTATTGTTAAATGTATTCCAATCCGTTGAGCTTAAATAGCCACTTGTTGTTGCAGACGATTGTGTAATACTAATATTCGGAGTTGTACCACCACTTGAAGATATTGGTGCTGTTCCTGTAACCGATGTAATTGTTCCACCTGAACCAGTTGCACTAAGTGTTCCACCAATAAAAGAAACTCCTGATCCTATTGTTACATTAGAAAAACCACCAGCACCATTACCATAAAGTATGCTTGTGCCACTTGTAGCAGGAGCATAATCCGTTCCTGATATGGCAGCAGATATGGCAGTACCATTTCCTTTTAAAAGTCCTGTAATCGTTGTTTTCATCGTTACAGTTGCATTGCTTATGCCATTGACTACAGTACCAGCAAAACCATTTGCAGAACTTACTAAGACTGGCAAAGAATAATCTGTTCCTGAAGTTGCAGCAGACAAAGCCGTTCCGTTACCTTTTACAAGTCCTGTTACTGTTGTCGATAAAGTAACGTCAGCATTTGTCGGTGTGTAATTAATCGTTCCAGCAAAACCATTTGCCGACAGAATATTAACTGTTTGTAGATATTGTTGCTGAACTTGAGTTAAATTTAATGGAGGAGTTTGATCGCCACCTGTTCGTTGGTACATTTGCACCAAAAACATTAGCCAGGGCACACTTAAATTATTATTCGCATCTACTAATGGAATATTAAGGACTGGTAAATTGGATGCAAGATTAGCCATTATTTGGTAATGCATCTACAAACGCACCAGATAAAGCCGTTTTAGTAGGTACACTCCAAAAGATTTCAAATACTCGATCTCTTGCCATTCCTAAACGATTCCATTTGATGCTTGTAAGATACTGTCCTTCTTGACCTAAGTTTTGCATAACTGGATTGCTATACGTCTTGCCTCTATCATCCGACCAACGCAAATTAACTTCTGTTGATTGATTTAAATATCCGTTACCAGATTCCATTTCAGCAATAAAGTTACGATAATGCACACGACTAGATGCGTCATCTTCCATGTGATAGAAACCACGAACTCTTGTTATTGGTTGTCCATTATCTGTGTAATTGTCTTGGTCAATAGCATATAAGTTGCCGTTTTCCCAATCGCCTACTATTAATTTATTGTAAGCAAAAGCAAAGCAATTAGAACGATGACGATTAAATCCACCGTTATCATCAATATAATTCCATTCGTTCCATTCATTATTAGACAAGTCATATACCCATGTCTTATTAGCCGTTGGGAATGTAACTACATAAAAGAAATGTCCGTTCAACTCATAGGTATAACCAATAGCATCGGATAATGTTGGATAACCTTGTAACTCATTATTGATAGCAAATGTAGAAATTTGTTGTGCTGCAAAGTTAGAAGTCTTACAAATAAACGCTTGACCTTGTGGAGATTGTGCTACCCAATATAATTCACCATCCATTTGTGCTATTGAATTGGTTGCTGCACATCCATATTGAATAAATGAACCAGGCAATCTTCCAAATGGAAATGTTGTATTACCTTGATTAAACCAAACTTCAGTCGTTGTTTCACCAAACAAATATAAATAACGTCTTGTAATACCAATACCAACTAATAAATCCGAGAATCCTGTAGTCGATGCGTAATCAATTGGATCAAATGTCGTTGTATTTGGCAAAGAAATATACCATTCTCTTGTGCCAATATAGTTCAATACAAAGTATCCATCAACATAATTGACTTGATTACCACCATAGAAACCAGCTTGAGTAATCTTAGTAAACGCATTAGTCGCTAGATTAATTGTCCATCCATTGTTTAACGTGCCATCAACAAGAATTAAATCAACGCTATTATCGACCATTGAAACTGGCCCAGCATACGATGTAATTGTTCCTATAATGGTACAAACATATGAACTACTAATCGCATAAACAATATTTCCACAGACACCATAGAGTTGATTATTAGTTGCATAATATAATCCTCTCCATGAAATAGCAGAAACACTACTTTGTAAAGTTAAGCCTGGTGTTGGATAGTGCGTAAATGGAAATACACTTGTTTGTGGATTTGCTTCCAAGTAAAGATTAACACATCGCTGTGCAGACGCTATAACGCTTCTTGCTTGATAAGCACCATTGGATAAAGCTACCTTCGCCATTATCCAGCACTTCCAACGTAGAAATCTCCATAAATGTTGTATGCTCCAGACTTGCCACGCAAAGCAATTGGCATATGCAACAATGGAATTTGTGAGTTGACTTCTTCAATTGCTCGCATACTTGCTTCAGCATACTTTGTAATCTTCGGATTATCAGGCATACCATAAATCGTCAATATTCTATCTGCTAAATTCCATTGCAATGCATCCAAGTATTCAGGAGGTAACACAATCGTATCGCTTAGATTTTCAAATGAATCTAACTGAATCATCACAGTTATAAAGATTTCATACTGATTATTTGGTACAGGCCATACATAAACATTACCGACTGGAAAACCAGTTGAATAATAAACATATTGAGGAAACGCATTAAGATTCTTAATCGAGATTCGATTGTAGTCTTCTTGTGCTCTTAAAACTTGTAAAGGATAATCCACAGGCAGAACAGAACCACCTTGCATACGAATAAATGCAGATTCTAACTTTACAGGTCTTGTGATATTAAATTGTTGTCCAGTACCAATTGTGTACGATACTGCACCAGTCGCTTGTAATCCTATTGTTTCTAAGTTATATACCATGTAACGTCTGCGTTGCCATTGAGCAAGCATCATGTTTAGCATATTGAAACAATCGTTTATATCTTCAGCCAATGGAGTTTGTCCAACACCTATGACGTTTGCCGTTTTAAGTGCTAAAGTAATAATATCTCTAGGAGTTGTCGGCAATGGTTGGCTCATATCTATCCTTAATCTGAAGAATGGACTCCCAATTAAGAGAGTCCACCAATACATCTACAACGCAAATTAAACTACGTCTGCTACTACGCAAGCCCATTCAGGTTTGATTGCAGCGTAACCGTATAGAATATCCATACGAGTAATCAAGCTATCTGACATAACGTCATATGCTTCAATCATACGCAATGAG